TTCTAGTCCAGTCTTCGTTCAATATCAAGTTGTTTTGTCTAGACGTTGTGGTCATTTTGCTATCCTATCATGTATTTAACTAATAAAATTAACTGCTTACTTAATAATATTATTTTGTCGATCAAAATCAAAAGTCATTCGTTCATTGATATTAAATGGAATGTAAGTGATATCTGCTTCTATTCTGATACCCATGTCTGTGCTGTCTATAATTACTCCATTAATTGCAATACGTGGATCATAATTAATGATCTGTTCAACATCTTCTGTAATAAGTTTTTTGACTTCTTCAGTGAATTGTTCGAACAACAGATCCCAGATGACTGTGCCAAAATCAGGATTCATTAATTTCTCACCTTTTCGAATATAAAAATGATTTATGATATCCTGTTTGACCAGATCAATGTCATAGAGTTTGAAGCTAGATTTGGTTTCTTGAGAACTAAAACCCTTGTAGGTAAATGCTGCGGTGCTGTTGGTACCGGTGCTGGCGGTGAACGCAGCCACTGATTTCTTGTTATATATTTTTGCCATTTTATGTATCCCTATCAGTGTTTTTTGGTGTCAGCAGTGTTGGCGCTTGATTCTCATGCAATGCCCACGGTTCGTGCATAGGAATTCTTTTCATAATACTTTCCAATGTTCCGTCGGAGTATCGTTTTTTATTTCCCCAGGTCGAGCTAGAACTAGTTTTAATATTAGCATGTGTTAATAGCAATTCTGCTAACGCAGCATCAGCGGCCTCGGGCGCAGCTGGTCCATTAAGGTTAATGTCACCGCCTGAAATTGTTGTGTTTGCAGCACCAACAGAAAAATCGCCGCCTGCAGTAATTTTTGCTGCGCCGCCACTTTTAACATCAAGTGTTCCGCCGGCTGTGAGGGTATTATTGCCTGTGGTATTTACATCTAGATTTCCAGTAGTGGTTATAAGTCCGTTGGCTCCAACTACTATTTCTAAATTAGTTGCAATGTCTGCATGTAATCTACCTTCTTCTGCTCTTAAATTTATGTTTCTTCCAGCTTCAAAATTAATATCTCTATCAGCACGAAAATTTAAATCATTCTCAGTGTGTATACTAATGCTGTCTTCTGCATAGATATCTATTTTTCCATTACTGGTTAATTCTATCCAAGTGGTACCGCGTGAATTGCCTATGTAAATTAAGTCTTCACTGTTGTGCAAAAGGATTTGGTGACCAGTGCGGGTGCGAACTCTAAAATATTCATTAAAAGGAATGTCTACGTTGCCTTTTTCTTTTTTTGCAATTTCTGCATATTCAACTGGGCCTTCACCTGCAGACTTTTTTCTAACAAAACGATCATCACCGTCATCCATTACTAGTGTAGTACCTCCAAGTCTACTGGCTGGAAGTTGCACAGGACTTTTGCTTTGCGGACTGCCTATGAATTGTTTCTTGGCATTAGCGCCTCTATCAAATGGACCGGGAGTTGAGATACCAAATACTGAATTAGGTATCATGCGTCTACTACTTGATGTGGTTATTCCTCTAACATCATCCTCTAACAGTCCTTGTTCTAAAAATCTGTCAGCTATAGGGTGGATGGCTTTTTTAATTTTTTCAGTGTTGGTACCTTTTTCAAGAGTGTTGGCTCTTCTATTAACTTCTGCCACAGGCAAAGGCAACGTGGTATCATATTTCTTTTTCTGTTCTGCGGTGGCTTCAAAGGATGCTGATGCTCCTATGGCCGGAATCATCTGGTTCATAAATCTACCGGGCACACAGCCTATAAAATAACCTTCAGATGCTTCGCCATTCACAAAGACCACCAACACCGTGGTACCTACTTCCACTGTGGGGAACCACATGCCATAGGTTTTTTGTGTGTCATTGAAATCAGCCACATTTTGACCCATGTTTTCATATGCAGTAGATCCATAAAAGGGACTGGCATATTTGACACCATAGCTTTGTCCGCTGTCTCCAATATCGTTGCCGGTTTCTCTCAACAGAGTAACTTCAAGCCCGCACATAAACGATGGGTCAAGATAACCAACCACCTTGGCCATCATTATACCTGTGGGCAGTTTGGCACCGCCAGGCGTTTCAGGTGAGCGTTTTTCTATTGTCATTTATTATCCTGGGAAATCGCCAAGGTCGGCGTTGTTTTGTGCTAGTTCTTCATCTGTATAATCAACAGGACCATTCTTGGGTTTTTCTTCTTTAGTGGTATCGTACACTGATGAATTTTCTGCGGAAATTTTTGCTGTACCTACATAGTCGATATCTTGTTGTGGTTGACGAGATAAATCTAGAGTCTGTTGAAAAGTTCCTCCGGAAAATTTGCTCTCCACGCCAGTGACCTTGTAAATTCCACTGAACGGAGTTACTTTTCCACCGTTGGGAAAATTATACAATCCGCCTTGTCCTGTGGTGCCAAGATTGGGTTCAACGGGATTGCGCCAAGTGATATAAATGAATATCTCACTGCCTTCCCAATTCATAGATGCGTCTGCCTTGACTTGCTTGTTGGGACCTTCTTCTGCAAAATAATTTGAATTCAGCCCGCTGTCAGAAAGAAAATACAAATCCCCTAGGATGTCTATTTTAACCGTGACCATGTCTTGACTTCTAGTAAACGATTGATTAAAATTATCTGCTACCATTTGTTCAACTGTTTTTTCGCCAGAGGCTGACGGAAAAGTCAATAAAGGATTTGGTTTGGTGGGTGCAGATCCAGTCACTGCCAAAGAACTTTCAGGAGCAACACCTTTTTTTAATCTGCCCTGTTGTGTTTTTTCTTCAGCAGTATCAGCAGTTTCTTTGTTGGCAATGTTGGCATTGTTTTGTATGGGAGTAGGAGAGATTCCTGTGAAAAATTGTCCGTTAAATTGCAGGTCAAATTTTATTATATCATTGTTTTGACCGGTGAATAAGTAGTCATATCTCTTGGCAATTATTCTTTCTAATGCTGCTTGACCAGGGGTGGCCGAAGTGGAATTTTGAAAAATAGCTCCGCTGACTTCAAATGGCACAACCCTATAGATATACTTCCTTGCTCGCATATTTCTAAGAGGATCAAACTCCAACAATTGAATCTGCACATCAACCCTAAACCAATCAACCTTGCCGTTTTTGACAGCTTCCTCTTTCAATCTTGAAATACAATATTCGCTGGCCAACATCACACGCTGGATTACTTCTGTGATCCTTGTTTGTTGCGGAAATCTTATTTCTCGCTGTTTAGGATCAATGGTCATTGTTTCTCTTACAATTCTGCCATCTTCGTCGACTGTGTCTCCGGCCAGTTTGAAATTGTAATTGCCGCCAGAGGTTTCAGAAAACCCCATGCTGGCTTTGCCCATGTCGCCGTCACCAAAATTCTCAGCCAGTGACTGTCTTTCAGCAGCAGAAATTGTTTGTGTTTTTTCCTTTTTTGGATCTGCTATGGCTTTGAGCAGTTCAGTATTATCCGTAGAGTCAATACCAACGGGATCTGATGAATTTATAGGGAATACAACTTCGTAGATATCTGCATATGCGGCCTGTCCATCGCTGACTCTTTTCAACTGTGTTTCATTTAATCTTGAACAGAGACTTTCTTGTCCTGACACCAAGACTTCGGCAACGGTCATACCTGTGATTTTCAAATCAGTGGTGATGTTTGTGACCACATCGCTGAATCCGGTATAGTGCATAGGCGTAGCTTCAACGGTGTATTTGCTGCCGGCTTCGTCTACTTTGAATTCTACTTTGGTTATTTTAATTGTAAAGTACTTGGTCAACTCGTCAGAACCCTTGTATACAGCACCGTCATCAGAGGATCCGTTGATTTCAAGTTTTAACAAGTAGGGACAATCATTGAGATAGGAGGGATATCCTGCATTTATGGCAGCTGCCTGCAAACTTTGTAAAAATATCCCCAAAGAATAAGGTTCATATACATCAAATTTAAAACTTGTTACATTGGTATTTCCAGCCTTCATACTGCCGCCTAAGCCAGCGGACAACGCAAAATTATCAATGAAATATTCTGGAGCTCCGTACATGGTCTGTGTACGACTGAGATCATATCTTCCCGCAGAGGACAACACAATGTTATCTAACAAATACGGTGAACCTCGATATAACTTAGGGTTGTTAAATTGTTCCGGTGTAAGGCAGGCCAAAGTCCATATAGGTGAATAAGAAGCAAATTGCTCAAGTACATTCTCATACGGTGGTCCACCTGCTGGCGGTTTGACTGTGCCAAACGATTTGAGTAAACTAGTGGTACTGGGATCTTCTACGACTTGTGCAATTTTTGAAACATTGAAACTAGCGGCATTGGCACTGATAGCATTGGTTATTTGTTTTGCTGCTCCTGTGATCAATCCTGAAGTGGTTGCAATTTGTGAAATTGCCTGACCGGCAGGAGTTAATAAATTGGCAACTGCACGACCAAGGTCTCGAATATCAGGCATATTATATTCCTATGAATCGTTCTATATTTGTTTTTTTAGGACAATATATCACGGTACCAGGAGCAAAATCGTATATGGGATCTTTGAGAATTTCCATATTACGTTGCACAAACACCCACCACAGGTTAGGATTACCATAGAGGTCGAAGGCTAGCAAATCTGGTCTATGTTTGTATTGTGTTTCAATGGTATAGGCAAAATCGTCTGCTTCGGCCGGCACAGGTCGTATGGTCAATAATTCTAGATAAGAATTGTTTGCCACAGTGTTGTAGTAAGGAGATGTTTTTTTATATGATGCCATTTTATACAAATCCTTGGCCGGCCACAATGTTGCCTTTGGCGTATTCTGCTAGATTAAACTGTCGCAGTCTTGTTCTGTTGTAGATAGGAGCCACGGTTACTGAAATTGTACTCATCACTGGCACCCATGTTGGTGCTGCACCGTTCAAAGCATGTTTGATATAGGCCGTGTCATCTTTAAAATCTACAGAGAAATTTTTAATTATCACTGGGACTCCAGAAAATACTCTAGCACCGTATCCTGTGAGATTACAGATTATAGGTGGATTACCTACATTGGGTCCGGAGCCAAAAAACATTCTTGTGGCAGTTTTTAAAAAGGTAGTGGCTTGAATCCAATATTCTGCATCAAGTTCATTTTCTACAGAAAACTCTCCAGAAATTTGTATGTCATCAATTTGACTATTCTTGTAAGCATAAAACGGTTGGTTACTGTGTACTGGATCTATTTGAGCATAATTGGCTTTGGAAGAAACTGTGATCTGTGGAAGATAGGGCCAGGTAAATCCTCCGGTGGATGACAGTCTTGAGAATGCTGTGCCGAACAGTCCAAAGTTGGCATTGATTTTTACTCTCCAGTCATTAGCGGAACCCGGTTCTAATTTCACAAACGTGCCCTGCTGACTAAATACCTCTGCACCACTAGGCAAGTTCTTTCCCCGGACCATACTTAATAAATTGTTTACCATACCAGCAGCCGATGAGACCGACTTAGCCAGTGAAGCAATACCGCCGCCAAGACCGCCACTGGCCAATCCTAGTTTGTCAAGACTTGCTCCAATAGCTGCTCCGGCATTGCTGAGTCCTCCAGCAACACCGCCAAGTGATGCAGCAGCTCCTGAAATTGCA